GAAGTAACTATTTTGATATCATCCAAATTAATTACAGCAGGAACTTGAGTTACACCATCATCAGGACATGTAATCATAACTTCAACATCTTCACCAACTGATTTACCTCTAATATTCAAAAACAGATATTCAATGTCAAAAGTAGAAAGTTTCTCAACTTTAATACCTCTTGTTAATATGCAATTTTTAAGAACATTCTTAACTGCTTCAGTTATCTGTTTTGTGTCCTCACTCTCCATTGCTATAATAAGGAGTTTTTCCTCTTTTACAAGAAATGGGCGATATTTGACTTTTCTGTCAGATGAGGGTAATACCAACTCATAGGTTGGTGCGGTAATTTTTGGTAAAGGCATAATGTGTGTAGCACTTCAGTATTATTATTTATAGCACTTTTTTGAAAATCCTGTGGCTCCAAAAATTTGCGGAGTTTTTTTCCCCGTATATATGGAATAAAAAGTCGAATTTCGTTTAGAAGAGGTTTCCTACAGCACCAGCTGGTCCTCTACCAATACCATTAAGGTTTGGTATCTTAACTTGACTGTTAGTTAGTTTTCTATTATGAGAGTTACCTCTATACAATGAGAAACTACTGTTCCTTCCACAAATATATCTATCAATAGAGAATGTAACCGATGCTCTTAGAATATCTGTCTGTTCATACGAAACAGAGATGTCATTCAATCCTCTAGGGAACAGTCCATAAAAAGTATACTCTAATTCTGCATTATAATCTCTATCAAATTTAATTATCTTTGTTTGATTTGATTTATATTCTTCTGGGTACATCATCCTAATATAATATCCATCTTTTGATTGATCTTCACCTGAACCACTTGCCATAAATTCAATCCAATGCTCAAAGAACTTAATAGTTCTATAATCACTATCAACCATAAACTCCGCATTAAGTTCAGTAAAGATTCTAGCAGTTGCCATCTTTTCCTGAATACCCATGTAGTTTCCATCAATCATTTGTGTAGCATTACTACTACCAGGAAGAGAAATGTTACTACAAAGCAATCCTGCAGTCTCCCCTATGAATCTATACCCAACACCTCTTACATTAAGATGCTGCCTTAAAGCTAAAGGAAGTCCACCAAAAATAACTTGATAATGGGATGTTCCCGCTAGTTTTGATAGCGTTGGTTTAAAATCTGATATCCTACGAGGTTGTACCACTCTAAATATTTACTATTATAATTGTATTTATTTATGTCATATAAAGGTAAATATAAAGTGAGGTGTCCCTATAAGTACAAAGGAGATCCAACTAAGGTTATTTACCGTTCTCTTTGGGAACTAAAATTCATGAAATACTGTGATAGTAATATTAATATCCTCGAATGGGGAAGTGAAGAAATGTATGTCTGGTATAGATCTCCAGTTGATAATCGTCCTCATAGATACTTCCCCGACTTTTATATTAAAGCAAAGGAAAGTAATGGACAAATTAAAAAATATATTATTGAAGTAAAACCTATGAAACAGACAGCACCACCAGCAAAACCAAAACGTCAGACTAAAGGTTATTTACGTGAGGCATTTGAATATGCTAGAAATCAAGCAAAGTGGAAAGCAGCAAACGAGTGGTGTATTGATAGGGGATTTGAGTTTAAAGTACTAACAGAAAAGGAACTAGGAATTAAATGAGTCGCATAGCAGAAGTTAAAGAAAATATGACTGGAAAGGGTTCATCTGATTTAATGATGGAACTAATGGAAGCATGTAATGATACAGTCACACCTGTTCCTGATTCAGGAAAGTTTTATTTTTTTGTATATGCTCCTAAGACTCCCAACATACGTTACGATGAAAATCCTTTGGTTGCAGTGACTGATATTTTCTCATGGGGATTCCGTGGAATCAATTTTCATTGGGATAAACATAGAAATTATACATGGAATGAAGTAGTAGGACAACTCTATGAAGTGTATGATGATGAATTAAATGCACTAGATTCAATTCCGTTCGCTAACTTCCGTCTAAATAGTTAAAATTAATATATAAGGTCGATAAATGCCCCCAAGATTATCAGGTCCTCAAAGAAGAGCAAAACAAGCTAGAATTAGAGAAGCTAGAAATAATTCATCAGCATCAAGTTCTGCTAGTGGCACAGGTCCTACTGGAGAAGTATCTAATGTTAATGAGGTACAGACTAATAATACTACGATAGCACAAGAAAAGAAACAAAAGAGTGGGGGTGTTAAAAATAGCGGACCAGCAATTAGTTTAAGATATCCTAATAATAGAATTGAAAGTAGCACTGACTACCTAGAGATAAAAATTGTTGAGTATACTCCTAACTCAAAATTAAATAGTTCGATAAAGGGTGGTCAAGCACAAGCAAAAAAAGAAGGTAAGGTAGACGGTGGAGGACTTAGTTCATCACAGGAATCAACTGTCATGGGTTCTTTGAAATCAGGATCCAGAATGGAAACTGCAACTTCTAGAGCAAGAAAAGCAAAACCTCTAGCATATATTAATCTACCAATACCTCAAAATGTAGCCGACACCAATAGTATTAATTGGGACTCAGATACTTTAAATCCATTAAAAGCATTGGGTGCCAACATTGCTATGACTGGAATGACAAATCCAGGAGCATTGTTATCAAAGATGAAAAGTTTAAAAGGGTTTGGAGAAATAGATGATAACTTAAAGAATGCAATCCTTGCTAAACTTGCTGGTGCTGCAGTGGGTGCAGATAGTTTAATGACTAGGGCAACTGGACAAGTATTAAACCCTAATATGGAAGTTCTATTTAAAGGACCAAATATCAGATCATTTCCTTTTCAATTTACTTTTGCACCAAGAAGTATGAGTGAGGCACAACAAGTAAAACAAATTATAAGGACAATAAAAAAACATTCAGCACCAAAAGGTGATAGTGGTAATGGTTTCTTTATTAAATCACCTGATGTATTCATACTCACGTATAAAAAAGGTGGTTCACCTCATCCATTCTTAAATGTATTTAAACCAATGGCATTAGAATCAATAGGAATGAATTATACTGCAGGTAATACTTACTCAACATTCCATGATGGAACACCGACTGTTATGCAAATGACTTTACAAATGCAAGAACTGAATCCAGTATACAGTGAGCATTATGATGAAGGAGAAGGACTACAAGGAGTTGGATACTAATGAGTTACTTTAGAGAACTACCTGATTTAAACTATCAGTCCCCATTAAAAACAAAAAACTCTTCACGTTCATACGTAAGAGTTAAGAATCTTTTTAGAAGAGTTAAACTTCGTGATGATTTACAGAATGTTTTCACTCTGTTTAATAAGTATCAAATTTCTGATGGTGCTAGACCAGATACAGTAGCAGAAGAACTTTATGGTGTTCCAGATTTGGATTGGGTTGTATTATTAACTGCTGGTATTATTAACGTACATAATGAGTGGCCTCTATCATCAAGAGACATCTATAGATTTGCAGAAAGTAAATATGGATTAAACTTAAATAATATACATCATTATGAAACAACATTAGTTAAAGACTCTAATGGTAGAGTAATACTTCCTGCTGGTAAGGTTGTGGATTCTACATTTACAATGATAAATCCAGACTCTGCAACATATGCAGATATAAATCCTGCACCAGTAGTAGGAGTTTCAAACTACGAATATGAAGTAGAATTGAACGAAGAGAAGAGAAGTATATATGTACTAAAAAAGGAGTACTTACAGCAATACATAAATGATATGAGAAACATCATGCATTACGATAAGTCCTCCCAGTTTGTTAATAGAAGACTAGCTGAAACGGAAAATACTAGAAATACTTCCCCTTAATATTACTCCTCTGCTAACTTAGCAAAGTAGGATAGTGCATCATCTTCTTCTTCAGATGCAGCAGGTGTTGGTGTAGGTGCAGTCGCAGCAGCAACAACTTGCTCTGCAGAACCACGTCCTTCACTTTCATCCTCAAAAGATTCATCTTCAGCAGGACGTGCCTTGTTACCAAGAACATATCCAAGACGCTTCTTAAGATCTTCATAAGACTTGAACTGATCTGCAGCAACTAGTTCTGCAAGAGAGAACTCTTTCTTCCATAGTGCTTCAAGTGCATCATCATCATCCAATACTGGAGATTGAGCAGTGAATTCTGAAGAATCATAGTTACGATAACCAGCAACGTTCTTTGCCTTCAACTTGAAGTTAGCACCTTGCCAGAAATCAAATGGATCAATTGCAGTCTCATCCTCAAACTCAGGTTGCATTGCAGCAGTTAGTTTGTCAAAGATTTTCTTACCATACTTGTATAAGAATACTTTACCTTCGTTCTCAGGATTTGCTGGATCC